TTAAATGAGGGACGTAGTGTAGGTGCTATTATGCTAGAAGAAACACCACAGGAGACTGTAGATGATATTGTTTCTCTTCATATTAATAAACCTATTCGATCTATTCGTGCTGCTAATACCATGAATGACCTTAGAGAAAGCATGGGTGTTGAACGTGTTGACTACACCGTGTGTGAAAATTACTCAGAAGAAGAGTATCTTGAGGCTAAGAAATGGTTGGCAGAAACAGGATTCTATGTCTATGATCATGAAGGTCACAATGCTATGCAAAATCTTTTACAAAGAATGGAATTTATGGCTACCAGCTTGGGAGTCAAGGTTATTATTCTTGACCACATTACTGCGGCAGCTACCGCTATGATGGCATCAGAAGATAATAACAGTGAGCGTCTGTTGATTGACACGCTTATGAAAGGCATTCGTTCTTTGTGTGTAAGAACTGGAGTACATGTTGATGTGGTATCTCAGTTGAAAAAGACTGACAAGCCATACGAAGAAGGCTCTCGCATTACCTTGCAAGACCTTCGTGGCTCAGGTTCCCTATCGTCTGTTCCTAACACCGTTATCGGTTTGGAACGCAATCGCCAAGCAAGTAACCATGATGAAGCCAATACTACCGTTGTTCGTATTCTAAAGAATCGACTGACTGGTAGAGCTGGTGTTGCTACAGGTCTGTTCTATAGTCATGATACGAATAGATTACAAGAAGTAGATCCTACGTTTGTAGGAGGAGTGCCGGAGTTCGCTAGTGTCTAAACCTAAATTTACTTATGAAGTATCTATGGGGTTTATGCAAATTCTTAGGCTTATTCTAACTCATCCTGATCGTAAATCTTTTCTTACAAAAGATCTGAAAGCAGCCTTTACATGGATTATGCAAACTTTAAAAGAGCATGAGAAAATATGAAACAGAAAGCCCTTGTCTTTGACATCGAAACAAATGGCTACAATGAATTAAAGATTAACCAAAAAGGACAGGTTATTACTGAATGTGATACTGTTCACTGCCTTGTGGCAGTAGATTTAAATACAAGGACTGAACATGTTTTCTATCCTCATCAGATTCAAGATGGTATTGATTTCTTAGCCACAGGAGATGTGTTAATTGGACATAATATCATCAACTATGATCTTCCTGTCCTTAAAAGGCTTTACAATGCTGAAGCTTTAGAGGACAAGAAGGTTATAGATACTATGCTTATGGCAATGCTTTTGTATCCTGACCGGCAGAATAATAAAGCTAAAGGCTACAGCCTAAAAGCTTTATCCGAAGCTTTTGGTTTAGATAACCAGAAGTCAGAATATGAAGGGTCATGGGAAGACTTTAATGCATCTATGCTAAAGTATTGCATACAAGATGTAAAAACAAATGCAGATTTATTTAATGTCTTGACTGAAAAATGCAAGCATGTGCCTGCAAGTGTTATGAAGTTTGAGCATGATTTTGCTAAGATTGTTGCAAATCAAACCAGTCGAGGCTGGTGGTATAACTTCAAGATGGGTGAGCAAGTTCTATTCAAGTTACTCTCTGATAAGAGGGGTATTGAAGATGAGCTTCGCAAGATATTCCCAGACAAGAAAGAGTATTTAAAGTCTGTAGCGTATTATATAGATCCTGAAACGAATATCCAATACTTGACTAAAGGAGAGGTCAAGGGTAGGGGTTCAAGCATAATTAAAGAACGCTTGGTTAAAGGACCAAACAAATACAAACTAATACCTTTTAATCCCGGTAGCTCCCAACAGATTGTAGAACGGTTTCAAGAGAAATATACTTGGAAACCAAAATACAATCCTGAAACCGGGAATCCTGTGTGTGATGTGCAGGTACTTAAAGAACTACAGTTTCCAGAAGCAAAGCTTTTACTTGAGTATCGAGACTTGGATAAGTTACGAGGTCAAGTAGAAGACTGGAATCTTAGAGCTCAGTATTCTAGAGATAACAGAATACATGGCTCATTGAATACATTAGGTACAGTTACTGGTAGAACCAGTGCTTCTCAACCTAACATTCAGCAAGTATCTAGCAACAAAGAGGCAAGGTCATTGTGGGGACCTAGCCCAGGTATGGTACAAGTCGGTTCAGATTTATCTGGACTAGAGCTTAGGTGCCTTGCACATTACATGCATCCTAATGATGGTGGTCAGTATGCTCACATTATTCTTAATGATGATATTCATACTATCAATCAAAAAGCTGCGGGCTTAGATACACGTAACCAAGCAAAGGTTTTTATCTATGCTCTCATTTATGGTGCAGGTAACACAAAGATTGGTTCTATTATTAACGGCTCTGCTAAACAGGGTGGTCAAATGAAAGATCGTTTCTTTGAGAATATTCCAGCACTTAAAAAGCTTATTGATAATGTAACTACTCAAGCTGGTAGACAAGGTAATATTAGATTACTTGACGGCAGAGTGGTTCCAGTACGATCAGTACACAAAGCCCTTAACGTCTTGCTTCAGGGTGCAGGTGCTATTGTATCTAAGATGTGGTGTATTACTGCTAATCGTATGATTAAAGAAGCAGGGCTTCCAGCATATCAGATTGGATTTATTCATGACGAGATGCAATGGGAGTGTCACGAAAAATATGCTGAAGAAGTATCTAAGATTTTAGTTGACGCAGCTGAAGAAGCTGGTAAACTTTTAGATATTCGAATGCCTATTGCGGCAGAAGCAACTATTGGTAAAAATTGGTCGGAGTGTCATTAATGAAAATTTACATTGCAGGTCCTATGTCAGGGTATCCTGATAATAACTATGGTGCTTTTCTACGAAAGCAGCAGGAGTTAGAAGAAGCGGGCTGGGAAGTTATTAACCCTTGTGAGATGGACTTAGAAGCAGGCTTACGTCCTGATGTAGAGTTTACACGTAAGGACTATATGAAAGCAGCTCGTCGAGATTTGAAAGCACTTAAAAGTGTAGACGCAATATACATGATGTCTGGCTATGAAAATAGTCCCGGTGCAAACTGGGAATGGGCATTTGCTAAAGAAGAAGGAATCTTAGTTTACTATGAGATCCCTTTATGTGGAAACGATGAATGAGATTATTAGGATTAACAGGACAGGCTAGAGCAGGCAAGACCCATGTAGCTAATCAGCTTATGGCAATTGCTTTCTCAAAAGGTTTTGTTCCAGAGCTTATATCTTTTGCTGATCCTATTAAGGTGGCAGCAAAGGAGCAGGGGCTAACAAAGGAAAGAGATCAAGCAAAATACAGAAAGTTCTGCCAAGAGTTTGGGGCAACCAAACGAGCAGAGGATCCAGAGTTCTTTTTACATGAAGCCAAAATGCGTATTATTGATGCTATGGCAAGTGAAAGTTTTGACATTTCTCGCAGTGAAAAGTATTGGGAACGTATTTTAATTATTGATGATGTTCGTTATCAGAATGAAATAGATATGATCCTTAGACAAGGTGGTCAGCTTATGCATGTTTATGCTGGAGAAAGATTGCCTTATCCTAGAGCTCGTTGGAGAGCTCATGAATCAGAAAAGTTAGCTAAAAATTTAGACAAGACTCAAGGTGTACAGCATCGAATTGAAAGATTCTTTAATGTTAAGATGCCTTGGGATGGCCCTGTAGAACATGATATGTATTGGCTAAACAATGAGACTACAGTAGAAGATCTTAATAAGATGATTAAACTAGTAGCTCCCTTTGTTCTTGGCATTAAAGTTATTTCTGCAGCGGACAAAGAAGAAGTTTACTTAAATGATTTAAGTGATGAAGAACGAGAAGAACTATTTCGTGAGATTGCAGAAGCTCTTCGAGATCTTTTCGACAAGGCTGCAGAAGACTATATGGATGAGACAGGTATTGATGACCCAGAAGACCCCGAATAAATGTGTAATTGATGGCGATTGGTTAGCTTATACTGCTGCTTGTTATGCAGATAATGAAGGCTATGATTGCTTAGAAGACCGTATTGAGTACGACTTGAAAGATTTGTCTTCTAATTTTGATACAACATATATTGCATTTTCGTGTAATAGACAAGATAACTTTCGCAAGACCTTTTGGCCCTTGTATAAAGATAATAGAAACAACAAACCAAAACCAGTATTTTTAGGTGATGCATGTGCTTATGCGTCAGCTTCAGATTCTGTGGAGAAAAGTATTGCAATGGATAGACTTGAAGCAGATGATATCATCTCCATGCTCGTCTCTATGGACTCTTGGGTTGGTATTGGTATTGATAAAGATTTTAGAACTGTTTCTGGATGGCATTGGAATCCTAGAAAAGAAGATCAACCAGTTTATGTCGAAGAAGAAGAAGCCAGATTAACTGAATTAACCCAGTTAGTGTCAGGTGATTCTGCAGATAATATCTGGGGTATCTTTGGTCGTGGTCCAGCATGGGCTAAGAAGGTGTTGCAAAGTTCTCTATCTTTGGAACATAAGATTGCAGAGATTCGACAAGAAAATCGAGACTCTTGGAATAATGTTAAGCCTAAATATGAAGAGAAAAAGAGAAAAGCGATAGAAGCAGGATTCGATGACCCTGATGACTATTTAGATTCTCAGTTTATTGCTCTCCACTTGCTTAGACCTGAAGAATATGACAAGGAAACAAAGGCTATCACGCATAAAATGCCATGGTAGCCCAGCTAGTGATAACAAAAGAACAGCGAAAAGACATATAACTAGTCTCTCCTTGGCCCTTGGAGGGGGCTTAGGCCCCCTTTAAGGTCTTTTGAGAGGCATTATCAAGGAGAAATAAATGTCTGAAGTTATTGAAGAAGTGCAAAAGGCCAAAGAAGAAAACAATAATTACACCCAAAATGTAGTAGATGTTTTAAATGGTTTGGCTAAATGCGTAGAAACCTTAGTTGAAATTACCCCAAAGGCTCCTACTGGAGATCGCAGTCTTATGGTAGGCCTTACTGTGCAGATTGATGCTATTTTAGGTATGTATCATGAAGCTATTGAAGATGTAATGTCTAAGGTTGAGAATAAAAATAAAGAAGAAGAGTCTTCAGAGGACTAAAGTGACTATAGAGCTTTTAACTACATTAGGTGGCACACTGGCTGGCTATGTAATGAAACTCTTAGCTATTCGTTCTCAGAATCAGCAAGACTTACTAATGACTTCCCTGAAAATCAGGGAAGCTTCAGATCAGTCCGCTGATAAGGCAGCAGCAAGAGTTTCTTCTAAAGCTGGTAAGTTTGTAAGACGGTTTATTGTTATTGCAATTCTATTTGCAGTGGTATTTCTCCCCTTACTTGCTCCACTATGGGGGCTTCCAGTTATTTTAGAGAATGATGTACAAGGTACTAGCGTACTGTGGGGTCTAATTACTGGTCCTACAACCAAGATCTTTACTGAGATCAATGGAGTAATTCTTATACCTGAATTGCGTCAAGTACTACTTGCTATTGTTGGGTTCTACTTTGGCACAAGCAGTGCTAAACCATAATGCGATTACTATTATTACTAGTAACTGGATGTTCCAGCATACCCCGAGTAAAGCATGAAACCCTTAACCCAAAACTACCGCCAACTATCGACCCTGACTCTTCTTTATGTTTTGTAGTATTATTATTACTACTGTTATTAGCAATGATGTTTCAACAGAATAGAGATTAGATATGGTTGATATTTCAGAATTAAACAACTGGTTAGAGTTGGTGGCCGTTATTGGGGGCGTTATTTGGGGTGCAGGAAGACTGCAAGGAGTCTTTAAGTGTATGCATGACACTGCAACTAGATTAGATAATGCAATTGATAGACTGGACAAGGCTCTTGTCGCATTAGAAGAAAGATTACGATCCTTAGAGAACAAGGTTTCAAGGATCGAAGGTGAGATGAAGGACTAAATATGCTTACTAAATTTGTAGAATGGATGGAGCTTGGGCTCATTGGATTTGTAGGAGGCATTAAAGTCTCTGTTAAAACTGTAGCAGAT